TCTACGGTGTATTTTACCACCAACAAAGGCATTATAATAGATTTCAGGTTTAAGTAAGACATCATTATCAATTTGTTCTTTCATTTCATAGTAAGACATTTCGCCAGCTGTTTTACAAAGTCGAATGATTTTTCTTTCGAAACGCCACTCACCTGTATTTTCCAACAATTGTTTGACGACTTCAGATGAACCGTAATATGATTTCCAGTCGGATTCTTTGAGCGAACGTCTTTTATTTTTCTTACCTTTGAGCGGAGGTTTAGTTACTTTAGACCAAAATTTCTTTTTACCAATATAAAACATTTTAGCTTCTTTATCATATATTTCATATACAAAGCCAATGTTTTTTTCTATCATTTCACTAGTAAATTCCTTACCATTATATAACCACATATAGTTATTTATTCGTCCCATTCACTGTTGTAATCGCTATCGCTATAACCATCTATTTCACAACCACACATTGGACAATATAGTGGTTCTAAAAAATCAGGAGATTCGTCTTCGTCCCATTCAATTGTAAAGTGAATTTGACATTTACTACAATATAATTTTTCTAGAGCCATATTAGCCTTCACAAGAAGTGCAGGTGAGTAAATTGCGTGATAATTCTTGAGAAGGATTTGTGCCACGATGGTAGTAAAGCGTTTTTACTCCTTGTTCCCATGCGTAAATAAGAAGCTGATTTGTATCACGCGGTGGTGTCTTTGGATGAATCATCAAGTTAATGCTCTGTGATTGATCAATGAATTTTTGTCTTATACTCGTTTGTAGTATAATTTCCTTTTGTGATATTTCACCAAAGGTTTTAAACACGTCTTTTTCATGATCTGATAAAAACATAAGGTGTTGAACACTTCCACCAGTTACAAGAATAGATTTCCAAACGTCTTGTGTGTCGTGTCCGTAATTGTTTAAGACTTCTTTAAGGTGAGGATTCTTATAAGTAAACTTACCCTTTGCGAGATCTTTAACGAAGTAGTTACTATTTAGAGGTTCAACACTTGGTGATACTTGACCAAGAATAAAAGAACTCGAAGTAGTAGGTGCAATTGCCTGTGTTGTCATATTCCTACGACCTGCACCTTTAAGTTTTTCTGGTTCCCCTAGTGTCTTAGCCATTTCACCTGAAGCAATCATGCTTTCAGATTCAATATGCTTAAATATTTCACTTGTTAGCATTTTTGCCTGAAGATCTTCAAACGCAATACTTTTACTTTGAAGATATGAATGCCAACCAAGTACACCAATACCAATTGCACGTTGTTCAATTGAGAATTTACGAGGTGCATCCATAAATGGTAAACCTTCTGTCTTTTCAATAAACTCTTCAATCACTGTGTCAAGAAACTTTGTCATTACTTGAACTGCATCTGTTTCTTTCCAATCGTCATAATGTAATAGGTTCATTGACGATAAACAACATACAAATGATTCTTCTTTATTCGTCGATAAACAAATTTCAGAGCATAGATTAGACGCGTAAATTTTACCACTTTCTTTTGGTTTATTCTTGTTCACGGTGTCGCTAAACATGATATAAGGATAACCACTTTCATATCTTTTTTGAATTACTTTACCCCAAATCTTACGCTTTTCTTTGTCGCCATCAAGCATTTCTTTCATAAAGCTATCAGGCACTGTAACACCGATTGACATGTTTTGAATAGGATGACCGTCACCACGTATTTGAAGAAACTCGAGAATATCAGGATGATCAATTGGCATATAACCTGCAAATGAACCACGGCGTACGTTTGACTGAGAAACAACGTTCGTCATAGTTTCATATAGCTCCATAAAATGAACAGGTCCGTTTGAATTACCACCTGCAGAAATTTCAGATCCTCGACTACGCAGTGATCCAAAGTATGCTGATGTTCCTCCACCCATCTTAGTCATCATGCCAACCTCGGCCTGTTTACCTAAAATAGATTCCATCGTATCGTCGATGTATGATCCAAAGCAAGAAATGGGTAAGCCACGTTTAAGCCCATAGTTTGCCCAGATAGGAGAGGCCAGTGAATACCAACCCTTTTTCATATAGTCTTCAAACTTATCGGCGAAACCATCTTCACCTAAAGTTCTTTGCGCTTTTAACGCTATTTGTCTTATGCGTTTTTCGGGCGTAACACCTTCTGTTAAGTATCCTCGCTCAAGAAATAAGCGCGAGTCTTTATTTAACCAATAATAATCTTCCATAATATATCTATACCTTTAAAATAGGTCGTCTTCGTCGTATGATTTGTCTTTCTTCGAATATTCTGTGGGACGTTTAAAGAAGAAGTCTGTAGCAGTATTGCCTAACACATCTTCATCAAACCATTCCGTTTTTTCAAGTAATCCTTTATCGATGTCATCAAACACAGGCTCAATACCAATTTGCTCAAGCGATTGATTCAAACGATTTTTAATAAAGTTATGCATAATTGGAGAACTTAAGTTTTCTGATACATAACCATTTACCGACCACTCAATAATTTTTGCTTCTGCTTTAAATGCTTCAACGCATTCTTCGCGGATACGATTGATAAGTTCATCGTCGAAAAGTTCAGGATGTTCTTCACGTATAACGTTAACAAGCTTAATACCAACCATAGCATGAATCATTTCTTCTTTTGATGTATACGCTACTTGTTGCGCAACATCTTTTAATTGATTCTTAAACCGGTTAAAATAGTTAATAGTATAAAATTGAGAAAATAAGGAAACGTTTTCAACGTATAAGGTAAACAAAATAAGTGAATACACATATTGCTTTTTCGAATCCTTATAGTACTTATGTAAATATTTGCGTAAATACTTTACACGATTTTGAATGATAGGCAGTTGAAGGTTCGATTCAAAGACATCTTCCATGTCAAGAATATCAATTAAACGTTCATAAGCGTTATTATGAATTACTTCTACGTTTGCCATCACATACCCAAGATCGGTAATTGATGGGTGTGGTAAATTTTGGCCTACATTGGCCCAAAATGTTTTAACCGCAACTTCAATTTGTGCGATTGCTGATAAACAACGCGTTACCATTTCGCGTTCTTCTTCGGTCATATGTACTTTAAAGTCTTGGACATCAGACTGGAAATTAAATTCCTTATCTGTCCAAAATCCGTTATGCATTGCTTGGATGAAATCTTCTGTCCAAGGGTAATTATCTGGTTTTCTTGATATTTGTTCTACGAAAATTGACATGGCTTCTTTCTGTTTGTTAAGGATTAATTATACTATATGATTACAACTTTGTACACAGCAAATATCATTCATTTGCTGCCTTTGGTCGTATTGCCCTTAACGCGCCGGTCTTTTCATTTCGTAAATAAATAGTTGCATCTTTATTTTTGCGATGAAAATCAAAAATTGATTTTTCAACATCGTCTTGTAAATTAAGATATTTGCTCCATCTTTCAAATTTGGTACGTCCTGTATTGAAGCGATTAAAAGTCTCATCTGAAATAGTTACTTCGAGATGTTTCTTTTTTTTCTTTGCTCCAAGAGGACGATCGGCAATCGCTACTGCGGCAGTAGTGGTTGTATCGTTTATCATCTAATAATATCCTCCTGTGTGATATAGATTGTTTGTTGAGTTTTTATGTGTTTTGCTTTAAACACCGAATGACCAAATATTGAATCATACGGCGCCGATTCCATGATTTCAACCCAAGAGCTTTTCTTTGCGAGTAATTCTCCTGTCTTGGGTAATGCTATATCACGTGTGAGAGCATATTTTCCGGTTTCTATTTCTCCATCTTCAGTCAAATACCATTCATTGAGTTCTGGTTTATAATCACTAAAATCTACACCAGATGTTTCCCGAATGACCTTTAATAGTTTTTTGTCGCTAATGCCAGTATGCTCTTTAATTAAGAAAAGAGCAGCTGCATAGGAGGCAAGGGTCGACTTACCAAGTGGGAGCTTATTTATCAAGCGCTTGATATTATAGACTAATTTATGGAATGTATTGTACGCACCTTTTTCTTCAGATGTCTGTGGTTTCTTAAGCTTTTTGCCGTTTTTATCTACGATGCCTAATTTAAACGCGTTGGTGTTTTCCCACTTCGTGGTTAACAAACGTAAAAAACGAATTGCGTAGAAAAAATCTGCTCCTCTTAATAATCCCATTATAAATCTTTTAGTTTTGTTGCTATACTTAAATCAATATTTATATTTTTATGTAAGTTCTCAGGCAAATAATTTAAATAAAGTAAAAATGTTTTTAACGCCGGCCAAAGATCTATATCTACTCTATAAAATATCATTCTATTGGCCGCTGGTATTTCAAATACATTATATATTGTTATAATGTGATTTAAAACAAGACGTTCTTGAATTTTGCCAGTATCTCGGTATCGCCTGAGTAATCTTACTACGTATTTAAATTTTGCCACATCATCATAAAAATCTTGCGGATCTAAACACGCAGGATTTCTATAGTGTTTTGCGGCATATAATTCAAAGTTAGCATTATTTAGTTCATCAAATAATTTCATTATAAAATTATTTATATAATGCTACTCTGACTGAGCTGACTGTTGTCCTAAAATATATAAGTGAAAATTAGCAGTATCTTTCTTATAAGGATTTTTACCTTTACCCTTTGCTTTATAGCCAGCCTTATACGCTTCAGAATCTTCAACCTGCTTAGCAAGTTTAGCATTTATGAAAATCTTTGAAAGAATAGCATCTACATCGCGTTTAGTTGCCTTAGTATCTCCACCTAATACAAACTTACGTGGATCGATTGCTTCTTCGATTTCAACAGAATCTCTAAGAACAAACTTAACTTCTTTTGCGCCCCTAAAGAAATCCCTTAGCTTATCATCGTTTGGAAAAACGATTTCATCCTTTTCAATTTGTTGAATTTCTCCTTTATACTTTGGAAACTTTTTCTCTACTTGTTTAATGAATGCTCTAATCATTCTTGGATTATGAACAATCGCTCTGTTTTCTTCTAACTCTTCAGTTTTTTTTTCTACTTCTTCCTTTTTCCCAAGGATCTTTTCTGCGGCGTCTTTTTCGATTTCTACCGGATAAGTCTTACCTTTAAATTCAAATTCATTTTCGCCAGCAAGCTTTGCTTTAGCAGCAGCTTTTGTAAATTCGTTGCCTTCTTCGACTTCGTCTTTTTCTTCAACCTGCTTTTCTTTTTCAGGATCTTCTTTATCGTCAATTGCGTGCAAATCAATAAAATCGTCTTGATTTTTTCCGCCACGAGTTGGTTTATAGTCTTTTAAGCTTTCTTTCTTGCTAATAACTTTTTTGGCTGCTTCAGCTATAGCTTGTGTAAGTTCATCTTGAATATTCATAATAGTTGTTCCTTGTTGTTTTATTCCC